AGGGCATGGTGCTCCACAGCGGGCAGCTATCCCTCACCGAGCATGTCAACAGGGCCGTCGCAGGCCGCACAGGCGCCACGATCACGCTGACCAGCCAGAAAAGCCCAGGGCCCATCGAACAGGCCCGATGCCTCGTCTGGAGCGTCGGCACCGCAGCCCGCCCCTCCTCAAATGTTCGCAAACCCATGATCGGCGTCAGTAGTCCACGCTAGTTGTCCACAGGTGCGCTAGCCTTGGCGCCGTGGGTCTGTTCCGCACCAAGGCACCCCCAGCGTTCGGGGCTTCGACCGTGACCGCTGCGGCAGGCGCCGCGGGCAGGCCTGGCGCGCTGCAGTCTTACGTCGTCGGGGCTAGGACGCAGCGCGCACTATCGATCCCGACAATCTCCAGGGCCCGCGATCTGATCGTTAGCCTCATCGGCGCCCTCGACTTCCGCACCTACCGCCTCGAATGGTCCGAAGACGAGGAGCGCTACCTCAAGCGGTACATCCCAGGCGAGAGCTGGATGACCCGCCCAGACCCGAACTGCACCCGCAGCTTCATCATGGGCATGACCGTCCAAGACATGATCCTGTCGGGCAGAGCGTTCTGGTACGTCACCAGCCGCTACCGCACAGGCTTCCCCGCATCGTTCACCTGGCTCCCCCACGACAACATCAACACCCCGAACCAGGCAGGCCCCGAATGGTACGGGCCCTCCGATGTCATCGAGTTCAACGGCGTCGAGCTCGACCCCAACAACGTCGTCCAGTTCCTCTCACCGAACAACGCCCTCCTCTGGCAAGGCGCCCGCGCCATCGACATCGCCTACCGCCTCGACGAGGCCGCCAAACGCTTCGCCTCCAACGAGATCGCCGCGGGCTACCTCCAACAGGTCGACGGCGAACCCCTCAGCGGTGACGAGCTGTCAGAGCTCTCCGCCGCCTGGGCTGAGGCCCGCCAGAGCAAAGCCGTCGGCGCCCTCAACCAGCATGTCGAGTGGAAAGAGTTCACCTCAACCCCCGACAAGCTGCAGCTCGTCGAAGGCCGCCAGCATGCAGCCATGGAGCTCGCCCGCGTCGCAAACATCCCGCCCTACCTCGTCGGTGTCGAGGTCGGCGGCATGACCTACCAGAACGCCCTGCAAGCCCGCCAAGACCTCTACCTGTTCGGAGCCCGCCCCCTGGTCGACGCCATCGAACAAACCCTCTCGGGCGACAACGTCGTCGCGAAAGGCAAACACATCGAGCTCGACGTTGAGGCCTACCTCCGCGAAACCGAACAAGGCCGCGACGACCGCACCCTGTCAGCCGCCGAGGTCGCCCAGAAGGTCTACCTCGCTGTCGCGAACAATGTCATGACCCGCGACGAGGCCCGTGACATGATAAGGGACGCAGGCGCCAACCTACCCGAAGGGAGCCAGCCCGAATGATCAGAATGATCGCAGACAAGGTCACGCTCGACGCCGCCCAAGGCGAAGAGCAGACCCGCACCATCTCCGGCATCGCCGTCCCCTACGGCGTCGACGCCACCGTCCTCGGCGGCCAACGTGTCCGCATCCAACAGGGCGCCCTACCGACCGACGGCCCCGCCCCTCGCCTCCTCGAGGACCACGACACCGGCCGTATCGTCGGCAAAGTCACCGGCCGCGAAGACACCCCCGACGGCATGCTGTTCTCCGCAGAGATCGCAAAGACGCGCGCCGGAGATGATCTCGTTGAGCTGTTGAAGATGGGCGCCCTCGACAGCGTCAGCATCGGTATCAACGCCACCGAATACGACCACCAAGACGGCGTCATGGTCGTCACAGCCGCCGAATGGGAAGAGCTGAGCGTGGTCTATAAGCCCGCGTTCGCAGGCGCACAGATCACCAAGATCGCCGCCGAAGCGAACGTCACCCCCGACAACCCCGAACCCCAACCCGAACAGGAGAACGAAATGCCCGAAGAGAAGACCCCCGAGGTCGTTGAGGCCGCCGAGCCGCAGCCGACCGCCCCCATCTACGCCCAGGCCAAGCGCGAGTTCAAGCTCCCGTCAGCCTCCGAGTGGATCGCCGCCGCCATCGAAGGCGGACACCGCTGGCACCAGATGAACGAGAACATCCGCGCCGCCGCGCCCGATGTCACCACGACCAACAACGACGGCGTCCTGCCCGAGCCCATCGTCGGCCCCGTCTACAACAGCTACCTCGCCGCGAGGCCTTGTGTCGACGCCTTTGGCGTGAAGGCCATGCCAGGATCGGGCAAGGTGTTTATTCGCCCATCGGTCTCGACGCACACCTCGATGGCTGCGCAGAGCTCCGAGCTCGCCACGCTCCAGACCGGCGAGTTCCAGGTCCAAGAGAACCAGGTAACGAAATCCAGCTACGGCGGCTACGTGACCGTCTCCGAGCAGATCGCCGACTGGTCGAGCCCCGAGATCATCTCCCTCATCCTCGAGGACATGGGCCGTGTCTACAGCCAGACCACCGACAACGTCGCAGCGGACGCCCTCGTGGCCGCCGCGGTCGGCACCGGCAACTTCACCGCTGCCAACAAGAATGACCCCACCGAATGGCTTACCTGGCTCTACGCCCAGGCTGCCTCGATCCTTGCCAACGCTGGCAACGGTGGCCACCTCCCGACCCACCTGTTCCTCTCGGCGCAGAACTGGGAGGCCCTCGGCAAGCTCGAGGACAGCTCCGGCCGTCCCCTCTTCCCGACCGTTGGCCCGATGAACGCGTTCGGCACCATGACGCCTGGCTCGACCAACATGACCGCGTTCGGCCTCCAGGTCGTCGTCGACACCAACTTCGACAACACCGGCAACGGCACGATGATCATCGGCGACACCGTCGGCTTCGAGGTGTTCGAGCAGCAGAAGGGTTTTCTCCGCGTGCAGAACGGGCAGATCAGAGGCACCGACATCTCATGGCTGGGTTATTTCGCCACGGTCATGCTCGAGGCCGCCCGCTACGTCAAGGCCAACTTCGTCTGACCCCCCTAGGCGCCCGAGAAGGTCTGCATCATGGCTAGCTTCACCATCACCCACCTCCAGAGGGTGCAGGGCTACGCCGTGGTGCAGACCCTCGAGGACACCGACATCGCCGTCGGTCAAAGCATCACGATCAGCGGCGCATCAGACAACACCTTCGACGGCGCCCACACCGTCATCAGCATCGAAGCCTTCGAGCTGGAGCGCGTCACCGACGAGGGCGACCTCGTCTTCGACTACGACAAGTACCACGGCAACCAAGCCATCTTCATCGACGCAGGCGACGACGTAACCCGCGACACCGCCACCGGCACCGTCACCTACGGCCTCACCTGCACCTGGATCAACAACGACGATGTCCTCGAATGGCTTGGCATCGACGCCGCGACCGCGAACGACACAGCCTTCATTACGACCTGTGTCGCCGCGGGCAACGCGTTCGCCTACCGTCGCCGACAGGCCGCGGGCTACTTCGACAGCCTTGGCACCGTCCCAGACGGCAGCGTCAAGCTCGGGACGACCATGTACGCCGCGAGCCTGTATCGCCAGCGTGGCAGCATTGACAGCTTCCAAAGCTTCGACGCCATGGGCGGCGCGCAGCCCATCGCGAGCTTCGGCCAGATTATGCAGCTCCTCGGCACCGGCCGCGCACAGGTCGCCTAATGGCCGCGAGCGGCATCTTCATCTCGACCATCGCCGAGATCAAGACCACGCTCACCGGCCTCGGCCTCAAGCCCGTCACAGACCCGCGCAACGCCCGCCCGCTCACGGTGTTCGTCGAGCTCCCCACGTTCGACGGCTTCAACAACAACATCGCAGACATCACCTGTGTCCTCCGCGTACTCGGCCCGCCCCCAGGCAACCAAGACGCCTCCGACTACATCCTCACGATCTGCGACACCATCCACGGCAGTTCCCTCGCCGTGGTATCCGGAGCGCCTAGCATCGCTCTCATCGGCGAGCAACAGCTTCCCGCCTACGACCTAACCATCCGACTCAGCACCAGGAGAAACTAATGGCCACCACCGTGTCCCTCTCGAATCCCAGCATCCTCGTCGACTCTGTCGACTTCACCGACCAATGCACCCAGGTCACCGTCACCCAGACGGTCGAGGCCTTGGAGAGCACCGCCTTCGGCGACACCGCCCGCAAGTTCACCTCCGGCCTCGGCAACCATGAGGTCACCGCGACCTTCATGCTCGCCTACGACACCAGCGAGGTCGAAGAGAAGCTCAACAGCCTCGTCGGCACGACGTTCAACGTCGAAATCTACGCCGCCGCGAGCACCAGCCCGGGCGCCACAAACCCCGAGTACACCCTCACGGCGTGCTACCTCGAGACCATCACCCCGATCAATGGCAGCGTCGGCGATCTCCCCACCGTCGACTGCACCTTCCGCGGCGGCGCGCTCACCCGCGCGACGAGCTGACCGACAACAACTAGGAGAGCCCCGACATGCAACTCACGCTCCGCATCGACTACGGCAACGGCCCAGAGGAGGTCACGACCACCCTCTGGGCCATCGTCGCCTGGGAACGCAAGTTCAAGACCAAAGCGTCACAGCTCGCCCAAGGCGTCGCGATGGAGGACTTGGCCTACCTGGCCTACGAAAGCCTGCGCGCCGAGAAGCGCACCGTGCCCGCCGTCTTCGACGACTTCCTCCGCAAGTGTGTCGCCCCGCCGGAGATCGTGAGCAGCGAAGCCCGCCCTACGAAAGGGGCAGCCGAAGACGACAACTAGCCGAGCTGCTAGTCGCCGTTGGATGGTGGCCCCCCGACATACCATTCGAGGTCAGAGACCTCGACACGGTCGTCGAGGTAATCCAAGACCAGAACAGACAGGCAAAGCGACATGGCTAGCGAGATCATCGAACTAACCCAAGAGGTTCGAGGTCTCGCGCCCACGCTCCGCACCCTGTCCAAAGTCGACCGCGAGCTCCGCAAACAAGTCATCCGCGAAATGCGCGGCGCTGCGAAACCGATGGTGGCCGAGGCCCGCAGCCTGTACCCGCCGAACAGCGCCCTCGCCTCCTGGGGCTCGTGGCGCGGCGGCTACGACCAGAAACGCGCACAGCGCGGCGTCAAGACCAAGCTACGGACGAGCTCGAGGAGCGATCAGATCGATCTGTTCACGCTCGTCCAAGACAACGCCGCAGGCATCATCTTCGCGATGGCAGGCAAAGACAACCCGAACGGCCGCACCTCCGGCCGCTCCCGCAAGTACGCCTCCGATAAGACCACCACTCACGCCATCACCACCCAGCCCCAGGCGTTTCTCACCAAGCTCCGCACAGGCGGCAGCTCCAGCCACAAAGGCTTCCACAGGCCGTCACGAGCCATGTGGCCCGCTGTGCTGCACACCATCCCCGATGTCCGAGAAGGCCTCGAGAAAGCCATCCGCGACCTCACCGTCCGCCTCAACGAGGAGCTCCGCTAATGGCCATCAACATCCCCCTGGTCTCTGAATACAACCCGAAAGGCGTCAAGGCCGCCATCGAGGACTTCAAGCGCCTCGACACCACCAGCCAGAAAGCCAGCCTCGCCCTCAAGAAAGCGTTCGTCCCCGCGACCGCCGCCCTCGGCGGGCTCGCCGCGGCCGCTGTGCCCGCCATCAACGCCGCGTCCGACCTCGAGGAGAGCATGTCGAAGGTCGGCGTGATCTTCGGCGAAGGCGCCGACGAGATCGAAGCGTTCGCCGAGACCGCCGCCAAAGAGCTCGGCCAATCCAAACAGGCCGTCCTCGACGCCGCTGGCACGTTCGGCACGTTCGGCAAGGCCGCAGGCCTCGCCAATGAAGACCTCGCCGTATTCTCTAACGACCTCACAGCGCTCGCCTCCGACATGGCCAGCTTCAACAACGCCGAACCCGAGGAGGTCATCGAAGCCATCGGGGCAGGCCTCCGCGGCGAATCCGAGCCGCTGCGCCGCTTCGGCGTCCTGCTCAACGACGCCACCCTCAAAGCGGAGGCCATGGCGCTCGGCATCTACGACGGCACAGGCGCCCTCACCGACCAGCAGAAGATACTGGCCGCCCAGGAAGCGATCTTCAAGCAGACCGGCGACGCCCAAGGCGACTTCCAGCGCACCAGCGAAGGGCTCGCGAACCAGTCGCGCATCATGAAAGCCCAGTTTGAGGATGTCACCGCCGAGCTCGGCGCCGCCCTCCTGCCCATCGTCCTCAAGATTCTCCCCGTCTTTGCCGACCTCGCCGACTTTGTCAGCGAAAACACCGACCTCGTCCTCATCTTGGCAGGCGTCATCGGCGGCCTCGCCACCGCTGTCGTCGTCGCCAACGTCGCCATGAAGCTCTGGGCTGGAGCTCAAGCCATCGCGACCGCGGCCACCTGGCTGTTCAACGCAGCGCTCGCAGCCAACCCCATCGTCCTCATCGTGGCCGCCATCGCCGCCCTCGTCGCAGGCCTCATCATCCTCGAAGCCAAGTTCGGCATCGTCACCGCCGCCCTCGAGAAGCTGATGGGCATCTTCGACAAAGTGCGCGACGGCATCGGCTGGCTCGCCGAAAAGCTCGGCCTCGTGTCCGACGAGGTCGACAACTTTGAGCGCACCACCGACACCGCCCGCGAACAGGCGGGCGACATGTATGAAAGCGTCCGCGAGCTCGGCGACGGCGTAGGCGGGGCCCGCGAACAGTTCGAGCGCGCAATCAAGCCGACGGAAGAGTTCCAGCGCACAAACGAGAAGGCCGCCGAATCCACCGAGAAACTGACCGAGCGTGTCGACCGGCTGTGGGCGTCGACCGACGAGCTGTATAAGGGAATGTTCAAGCTGAACCCCGAGATCGAAGATTATCTCGACCAGCTCGACCGTGAACAGGCTGTCCGCGACTTCAACACCGCCGTCGAAGAGTTTCAAGAGATCGCGAAGAGCAACCAAGAGGGCTCCGACGAATGGGAGGAGGCCAACAAGCGTGTCTGGGAAGAGCTCGAGAATGTCATCGACACGATGGGGAACATCCCTCAAGAGGTGCAGACCGACCTAGCGATCCTCGTGAACACCGGCCAGCTCGACACCGCCCTCGACAAAGTGAACAGGCTGCGAAACGCCCTCGAGCTCGCAACCCCGCCCCCAGGCGTCGACATCGGCGGCGGCATACCAGGCTTCGCCGATCTCCAAGCCGCGCTCCAAGGCTCCGGCTTCGTCGGCACCACCACCTTCCAACCCAAAGCCCCCACCGTCAACATCCCGACAGGCGGAATGGCCCAAGGCGGCATCGTGACCCGCCCCACCCTCAGCCTCCTCGCCGAGAAAGGCACCCCCGAGGCCGTCATCCCGCTCAACCGCGCCGGAGCGCTAGGCGACACCTACAACATCACCGTCAACGGCGGCATCTCCAACAGCGCCGACATTGGCCAAGCCGTCGTCAACGCCATCCGCGCCTACAACCGCACCAGCGGGCCCGCCCGCATCTCCGTCGCATGAGCAGCACCGTCGTAGCCGCAGGCGACTACACCCTCGAGGTCGACACAGGCGCCCCCGTCCAAGCGTTCCGCCTCGACGACCCTGTCCGCGGCGTACTCGATAGCACCACCTACGTCCTCGACGGCCTCACCGACTTCGCCGACATCACCCCCTACACCCTCAACGTCAGCATCGACCGCGGCCGCCAACGTACAGCCGACCAGTTCGGCGCAGGCACCATGACCGTCACCCTCAACGACACCGCCGCAGGCGGCGTCTTCAACCCCTTCGCGAACGACGGCCCCTACTACGACCCGACCAACGAGCTACCAGGCATCGCCCCCATGCGCCTCATCCGGCTCAAACGCGAGAACCAATACCTCTTTATCGGCCGCATCGTCGACTTCGACTACACCTTCGACATCTCCGGCCAAGACACCGTCACGCTCGCCTGCGCCGACGACCTTTACCTCCTCGCCCAGACTCCCGTCGACGCTGTCAGCACCTCGAAAGAGTTGTCGGGAGCCCGCATCGAAGCCATCCTCGACCTGCCCGAGGTGGACTATCCGACCGGCGCAGCCCGCAACATCGCGACCGGCACCGTCGAGATCGGCGGCGGCGGCGACTACAACGTCGAGCTCGGCGTCACCCCCATCCAATACTTCGAGCTCATCAACCAAGCCGAACAGGGCCGCATCTTTATCACCAACGACGGCGTCCTCACCTTCCAGGAGCGCATAGGCGCCACCCTGTCCGGCAGCGTCGCCGACTTCCAGGACGACGGTACTGATCTCCCCTACCGCGGCCTCGACATCGACTTCGGCGCCGACCAAGTCATCAACCGCGTCGTCATCAGCACCCTCAACAACAAGACCGCGACCGCTGAAAACCTCACCAGCCAAGCCGACTACTTCATCCAAACCCTCGTGATCTCTGGCAGCCTCCTGGACGCCCAGACCGATGTCGACGATCTTGCCGACTACCTCCTCCAGCCCGAACCCCAAGCACGCTTCACCCGCGTCGAGGTCGGCTTCGAGCAGCTCACCGACGGCCAACGTGACACGGTCGCAGCCATCGACATCGGCGACACCATCACCATCGAGAAGAGCTTCCTCAACGGCGGCGTCACCACCAACCTCGCCCAAGAGCTCGCCGTCGAAGGCATCAGCCACAGCATCAACTACGCCACCGGCCACACCGTGCAGCTCTACACCAGCCAGACCACCATCGTCTTCGAGCTCATCCTCGACGATCCGACCTATGGCGTCCTCGACGCCCTCAACGTTCTAGGATAGGAGTCACCTATGGCTACACCGACCAGCCTGCCCGCCACGTTCGTCGCCGGTAACGTCCTCACCGCGGCACAGATGAACGACCTGCGCGGCGCGTTCCGCATTTTGCAGGTTGTCCGTGCGACGGACTCAATTGACCGAACCACAACCTCCACGTCGTTCGTCGACGCAAACATCAGCGTCACGATCACGCCGACCTCGGCCACAAGCGACATCATGCTCGTTTGGGTGTTCTTCCATTACATCAGTACGGCTACCGGCTCAAACGCACGCTCGCGATACCAAATCACCGACACCAGCAACGTCGCAATCTCCGGAGCGGAAGAGTTTAGATTCGGTCTCCAGGGTACGGCCATTCGCAACCAATCACATCTAGTGGGGATCGGATACGACAGCCCCGCGACAACGTCTGCGACAACGTATAAAGGCCGCTTCGCAGCAGTAGATGCGAGCATGACAACCAACATCAACAACAGCACAAACACCGGGCAACTCTTCGCTTTGGAGGTGTCAGCGTGACCGACTACGCCGCCGTACTGACCGCCAACTATCCAGGCGCTCAATGGTCACTCTCGGGCAACGACTACGACACGCTCGACTGGCTAGACGACACGCCGAAGCCGTCGCAGGCCGAGCTCGACGCCGCATGGCCGCAGGTCGACTATGACAACCAAGTCGCCGCCGTTGAGAACGCACGCCGCGCCGACTATGAAGCGACCAGCGACCCGCTGTTCTTCGAGTGGCAACGAGGCGACGGAACCGAACAAGCCTGGCTCGACGCCGTCGCCGCCGTCAAAGCCGCCCACCCATACCCGCCTGCGCCATGACATGGCTGCTCGTTCTCGGGCTGCTCGCCGTCGTCATCTTCATCGGGTTATTCGAGGCCTAGCCGCAGGCCTCCTCGTCTTTGTCCTGTCGAGCTGCGGGTTCGACGGCAACTACCGTTACGGCTGCCAAGACCCCGACGCCTGGGGCGACGAGGACTGCAAGCCACCCAAGTGCACCGTATGGGGCACCTGCCCCGACATGCTCGTCCCATCCTGCGGCCAGATGATGGGGAGAACCTGCGCCAATGTTTAGACCCGCCCACCGTTACACCAACGACGAGCTCAAAGCCCGCCTCGTCTTTGTCGTAGGCACCGGCCTCACCCTCAGCTTCGTGATCGCCCTCATGACGATCCTGTACGGGCTACTGTTCGTCACACAGCCAATGGAGAACCAGGCACCCAACGATGCCGCCGCGTGGGAACTACTTACCCCGATGATCCTGTTCCTCACCGGAGCGCTCAGCGGTGTTTTGGCCTCGAACGGAATGAAAGGGAAGAGACATGGAAGCGATGAATAAGCTGGCCAAGCCCATCAACAGCGCGGTCGGAGCCATCTGCATCACGGTACTCATGATCGCCGACGCCATCCCCGCAGAGGCAGGCATGGCCATCTTCGGCGCCCTCGTCGGCGTCGGCACCACCGCCGCCGCAGCCAAGGTCAAGTCATGAGCGTCAAGTTCCATTCGTGGCAGAGCGACCAGCCGCGCGAACCATTCACAACGTGCAGTCCAAACTTGTTGCAGCTCCGCAAGTACCTCCTCGAGCGTTGGGGCCTCACCAACCTCGGCTGCTACGGCCGCAGGCCGATCAGAGGCGGCACCGCTTGGAGCTCTCACGCGTTCGGTGCGGCCCATGACTACAGCTACCGCGGCGGTCCAGACCGCTCCGTCATCGAAGCCGAGGTCATCCCGTTCCTCATCGACAACTTTGAGGCGCTCGGCATCCAACGCGTGCACGACTACTGGGCGCGCCGCTACTGGCAGGCAGGCCGAGGCTGGATCGAACGGCCCCCAGGCGCCAAGAATGATCACCTTCATGTCGAGGTGACGCCCGAGACTTGGAGCTGGGACACGCCTATTGAGCAGCGCCTCAAAGACGGCCCACCCGCCGCCAAGCCCGCCCCGAAGCCCGCAGGCCCCGCCGCTTACCCTGGCAAGGTCACCAAGAAAGGCTCGACCGCGTCCGGCCGTGTCCGCGCCATCCAGCAGCGTCTCAACGAGCAAGGCGTCGCGAACCTCAAGCTCGACGGCAAGTTCGGCCCCAAGACCGAAGCCGCTGTCAAAGCGTTCCAAGCGGCCAGCGTCCTCGAGGTCGACGGCCTCGTCGGCCCGAAGACCTGGGCGGCCCTGTTCGGGTAGTTGACATCGTGCGGGTATTCCGCTTAGATCGTCGCAGAGGGCGCTACGCCCTCGGCCCCGACGAAAGGAAAACCCGCATGATCCGCACGATCATCCTGGCTGCCACGTTCATCTGGAGCTACCTGGCTCTAGGCGGCAGCGAACCCGAGTTCCTCGAGCGTTACAACGACCCGCCCCACAGCACCCTGTACGCTCAACCTTCGACGACCACGGCAGCGCCTCCGGTATCCGCACAGCCCGTAGAGGCGCCCGTGGCCGTCACCAGCACCGTCATCTGGGCAGACGACCGACGCCAACCCATCCCGCCACCCGCGACCCCTGGCATCATGCACCATTGCCCCCAATGGGAAGCCGAAGCCATCGCCCAAGGCTGGCCCATCGACCAGCTCGACCGCCTCGACCATGTCATGTGGCGCGAGTCCCGCTGCCTCCCCGACGCCCACAACGTCGCAGACCCCACCCAGTACGGCTCCAGAGGCCTGATGCAGATCAACGGGTTTTGGGTGTACCGCCTCGAGCTCGACGCCGAACGGCTCTTCGAGCCCGCCTACAACCTCCGCGTCGCCCTTCTCGCATACTCAGCCTCCGGCTGGTCACCGTGGGGGCTGTCATGAGCGACACCCTGTTCCCAAGCGACGACAACCGCGACCTGTACCGCCGCGACGACCCCTGGACCTCGAGGGCGGCCGCCGAACAAGTCAAGCGCGACATCAAAGGCATCCACCTCGCCTTCCTCGCCCACTACGTCTACAACGGGCCCTTCACCGACGACCAGCTCGCCCTGTGGGCGGTCGACGCGAACCTGTGCGAACGGCACGAACAAGCCCGCCGCATCATCCGCACCCTCCGCGACCACCGCCTAGTCCGGCCCGAGCTCGTCCCAGGCTCAGCCACCGAGGTCGCAACCGCTGTGAACGCCTCCGGCCGCTCCGCGATCCTCTACAACGTCACAGGCCACGGAGCCCGCCTCGTTCTCGACCCCGCGAGCAGAAAGGTGACCTCATGAACCTCGACGGCTACGTCACCGTCAACGAGCGCCTCCTCATGGCCCTCAAAGACCACCCCGACCTCAAAGTCGTCGAAGAGGCCCACGAGGTCCAAACCATCGACGGCCAGACATACCTAGCCTGCGCCGTCTGGGTGTACCTCACCCCCGACGACGAGCGCCCCATCCGCGGCAGCGTCCTCGAACCCATCCGCCCCGAACGGCACCCCCTCAAACATTCGGAGCTCATGACAGGATTCACGAGCGCCTTAGGGCGCGCCTTGGGCTACCTCGGCTACGGCATCGACCGAGCCATCGCCACCAGCGACGAGGTAGAGGCCCGCAGAGGCCCCTCAGAGGCTCCACAAGCCCCGCAACGCCTCCGCACGGTACAACCCACCGCAGAACCCACACAGAGACGCTCACAGCCCACCGACAAGATGATCGGGTTCTACCGCAAGCTGTGCGCCGAACGAGGCGTCCTCCCCGACGAAGCCACCATGGAAGACTTCGAGGCCTGCAAGGTGGCCATCGACCGCCTCAAGGCACAGCCCATTGACTGAAGCCGAGTTCCAACAGGCCGTCATCGACACCGCCAACTGGACAGGCTGGCTCGTCTTCCACCCACGCCCAGCCCAAACAGGAGGCCGCTGGAGCACCGCGTTCACCGGCCACCCAGGCTTCCCCGACCTCGTCCTCGTCCACAGAGACCGCGGCGTCATCTTCGCCGAGCTCAAGAGCGAACGAGGCAAGACCACCCCAGGACAACGACAATGGCTCAACGCCCTCGAGGACGCCAACGCAGAGACCTACCTGTGGCGCCCACAAGACTTCGACTTCATCGTCGACCGCCTCCGAGGCAACGATGTTTGACAGCCGCTGGTGCCCCAGACCGTTCTGCAGGCGGCCAGCGTCCGGCAAGCCCCCCTACGCCCGCCTGTGCGAACGACACGCCCGAGAGAAAGCCCAACAAGAGAAAGACCCCGACAATGCACAATGACGAACTTATGGAGCTCGCCGCAGAGCTCATCGGCAACGAGGAGGACATCTGGCGCTTGATCGTCAGCTTCATTACCCTCATCGACCTTGACGAGCACGACGACGCCGTCCGCTGGCAAGTCCTTCAGCAGACCTACCACGACATAACAGGCACCGCCCACGCCTGGCGCGCCACCCTCTCCGCCCTTCGCGACGACCTCGACGGCGCACCATGATCGTCCGAGGCCCACGACCCGAGAGGTACGTCGTCCTCGACAACGACATCGTCCGCAACCACGCCCTCAGCTTCAAGGCCCGCGGCATCCTCGCCTACCTCCTCAGCATGCCCGACAACTGGTCATGCAGCTCCAAACACCTCGCCACCGTCGGCCCAGACGGCCGCGACGCCGTCCGCACAGGCCTCCTCGAGCTCCAGACCGCGGGCTACCTCGTGCGCCAACGCCAACAAGACAAGACCACCGGCCGCTGGAGCACCATCACCATCGTCCACGATCAGCCTGTGGACAGGTATGTAGATAACCATGCAGGGTTATCCACAGCCGAGGACGGATTACCCGACGCCGGAGAATCCGGCCCTCTAAGAAGTACCTATGAAGTAATACCTACTAGGGAAAAAAGAGACATAGTTACAGAGAGGCGCCCCACCCTGTGCACAAGCTGCAAGGGCGCAGGCTGGACAGCATGGGGCGACGACGTAGAGCGCTGCGCGTGCAACCCTAAGGTCGTCGAGCTGTGACACGCCGCAAGGTCTACGACACCAAACGCTGGAAAGAGCTGCGCGCCCAGGTACTCACCGAAGAGCCCGTCTGCCATTGGTGTCGACGAGCGCCAAGCACCGAAGCCGACCACCTCGTCGAGCTCGCTCGAGATGATGGAGCGGACCCATACGACCGCGCCAACCTCGTCGGCTCATGCAAGCCCTGCAACAGCGCCAGGGGCCGCGACTACCAAGCGCGCGCCCAGGCAGCGAAGCGGCGCGGGGTTTTTTTGGGGGCGAC